ATTATATTAAGTATATTTAATTTGGATAAAGAAATTAGTCTAAAATTGATGGATATTGATATTAAATTTAGTAGAAATAAAACTAATAATTTATTGGTTAAAACACAATCTTACCAAACATTAGTTCTGACTAAAACTTTATCGCCAGTTGATGCGTTGGCTATTGTAGACTTGGTATCTGATGTAAATGAGTTTATAACAAGAGGGCAAGCCTTTTGGGGGGATGATTTTGCTAATAAGGCAACCGATGAAAAGGCAAATCAAAAGGTGTTAGAAAAACCAAAAACAGAGTCCCCAACAAAAAATAAAGAGAAACTATAAGGGGGAAGTTAAATGAATAGCCATGGTAAAAGCATACCATTTATGTTTGATGGGGATGTATCAAATGTTTTATTATTAAGACCAACTTCTGGTAAAAGATTAGTAGTAAACGGTATGACTATTAGTGGTAATGGTGATACTGGGGTTGCTAAAATCACAAGAGGTAGTGATAATGCTTGTATATTACCTTATTATTTTGATAACAAAACTGGTGGTAAAACATCGGCGAACTTAAATTTAATATTAAAACCCAATGAAAGAGTGTTGGTAACTACTACAAATAGAGAGAACTTTGAAACATTTATTGGTATAAGCTACATGGAAATATAATATTCACAATATTCAGAATATTTGGAATAATTTAGACAGTTTTCGCATATAATAGTAAGTGATAGGAAATATAAAATTATGTAGTGGACTCGCAACATATGGGGTATGCTATGGAATTTAGGAGGAATATAAAAATGGAATTTACAACAGAACAACAAGAACACATTGACAAACTGATAGCCGAAAAAACTACTGGGTTATTTACAGAAGAAGAACTCAATAAAAGGGTTACTTCCGAAGTGGATAGGAGAGTAGAAAGTGGTATTCAAAAAGGATTGGAAACTCAGAAAACTAAATGGGAATCAGATTACAAAACTAAAGCACAATTATCAGCAGAGGAAGTTGCAAAACTGGAAGTTAAAGAACAACTCGATGATATTGCTAGGAGAGAGGCGGAAATAAACACTCGTTCCAACACAATTGATGCTAGAGATTTGTTATCAAGTGCTGAAATACCCCAAGAGGATTATTCTAAGTTTATGAAACTTCTAATATCAGATAACGCAGAGGCTACCAAAGCTAATGTTATGGATTTCATTGATACATTTAACAGCACAAAAAAAAATATTGAAACGGAAGTTAAAAAGAAATTATCTAATATACCAGCACCAAAAGGCGACCCCGAAGGAGAATATAAAAAATCAACTGGGGTACAAGATTTCATTCAAATAGCGAGTGAAGGTAACATTAGAAAACATTAAAACACATAGGAGGAATTTAAAATGGCTGGAGTAATACCACACGTAGGAACAACCGCAATGTTTGACCCAGATAATGTCATGCTCATGGATGCAAAAACTGGTGAAATACCAGCAGAACAAGGCACATTAGTTCTGAAAGAATTTGTAGCACAATCAGCAATCGCACAATTAGCACAGGTAATGCCAATGACTAAACCAGTGATTAATTTCACATATTTAGCAGATGGTGCTGGGGCATATTGGGTATCAGAGGCAGAAAAAATACAAACAAGTAAAGCTACTTGGTTGACAGCAGAAATGGAAGCTAAGAAGTTAGCAGTAATACTTCCAGTTTCTAAAGAGTTTTTAACTTATTCAGTTACAGATTTCTTTGAGCAAATGAAACCAGCAATTGCAGAGGCTTTTTACACTAAGTTTGATGAAGCAAGTTTATTTGGTATTAATACACCATATAAAGCTGGGGTATCAGTTTGGGAAAATATACTTTCAAGTGGTAACAGAGTTGTTAAAGGCACTGGTGCAAATTTATACCAAGACTTCAATCAATTACTTGCATTAGTTGAAGAAGGAGATAACGACCCTAATGGATTTACTACTACTAAGAAATTTAGAAAAGATTTAAGAGGAACTGTGGATAGTCAAGGTCTACCAATATTTAACGATGTTAAAGGTGGGGCAACAAGTTCAGCACTTGGTTTACCAATAGGTTACACAAATAGTAAGGCTTGGGATTACACTAAAGCAGAAGTAATTGTAGGAGATTGGGATTATGCTAGATATGGTATCTTACAAGGTATCGAGTATAGTATATCAGAAGATGCTACATTATCTACAATAGTGGATGAGAACGGTGCACCAGTAAACCTATTTGAGAGAGATTTAATCGCATTAAAAGCAACTATGATGATTGGATTTATGACTCTTAAAGAAGATGCGTTTGGGGCATTAGCACCAACTGGAACAGTAATAGTATAGTTATTATGAGGGTGTAAAAACCCTCTATTATTATATCCGAGGGGGTACCTATGAAACTAATAAAAGATGGTAATATAATAGAGTCAACTAAAAAAGCATATGATGTAATTTATAAAGAAAAAGGATATATCCCTTACGAGGATAAAGTAGATNAATATAGTTATGATAGTATAACAGTTTCANAAATAAAAGAAGGTNTGGATTATAGAGAAATTGAATATGACTCTAAAATGAAAAAACAAGAATTATTTGANTTGCTTGGAAGTGATATGTAATGACTCAACTTTCAAGATTNACAGTTAGACTTGGAAACATAACTGGNCANGATANTTTATTGGAAGATTTATTGGAAGATGCGAAGGACATAATTTGTANCATAAGAAATTCCGATATAGTAGAAAGTAAATATCTTGGAGTACAAATTAGAATGGCAGTAGAACTTTACAATAAAATTGGTGTAGAGGGGCAAACTGGACATTCTGAAAATGGTATAGGTAGGTCTTATGAAAAAGCAGATGTTTCTGATAGTTTGATAAAACAAATTACTCCAATAGCAAAATCAGTTTATGGCGATGTGAGGGTGATTATTTAATGAGGACATTAGAAAAAAATAAAGTTGATATGTGGTATGTAAACCCGACTACTGAAACACAAGTGGTNGATGTTAATGGGGATTACACTGGGGAAAAAGAATTAAATTATAGTATCCCCACATCAATTAGATTACATCTTTACCCATCAACTGGGGAAGTTGTATTAAAGACTTTTGGTAAAGAAATTAATGTAGATATGGTATCAGTATCTAATATTGAGTTGGAAAAAAATACATTATTGTTTTTCACAGAACCCACTGAGAATTTTGACACAACCTATGACTATAACGTGACTGCAATACTCAAAAGTTTAAATAACTACCAATATGGACTAAAAGGTAGAATTTAATATGGGTAATGATAGAAGTCAATTAAAAATTGATATTAACCTAGATAAATTTATGAAAGGTCACAATGCTTTTCCACAACTAGGGGATTATGTTATGAGGGGCATTAATAATGGGATTAATAGATTTTCAGATATGCTATTGGCTAAACTACAAGAGAATTTAATAGCTTATGGATTGGGTGACTCAAAATTATTTTCGAGTGCTGTGATTATAAAAAAAGAAAATGGATTATATATTACTATGGGTAGTGAGTATGCTATGTTTGTTGAATATGGCACAGGTATAGTTGGTGCAAATTTCTCACATCCAAATTTAACTGGGATAGCTTGGCAATATGATGTTAATTCTCACGGAGATAGTGGTTGGTGGTATCCAACAGATGCTAGTGACCCAAACCCTAGTAAGCGGTTTAGAGAGGGGTCTGGTTGGTGGGCNTGGACTGCTGGTCAAGCGAGTAGACCATTTATGTATATGACTTGGAAATGGGGTTCACAACACGTTACCCAAATTATAGAAAAAGACATAAANGATGAACTCAAAAGGTGGGGGGCGAAGATGAGATGATAGTAGATATTACAAATGAATTGTTCACAAGATTAAAAACTGAATTAACCAATGTAACTGTCTTACCATCATATCAACCTACAACACCAAACTTTCCAACAGTTATATTTGAAGAATCCGACAACTCGGCACATATATCGAGTAAGGATAGTTCTGGGTTTACACATTCTAATATTTCTTATTCGGTGGAAATATACACCATTGGAACTAAGAAAATGACGGATGCTAAAAAAATCAGAAATGATATAGATGCAATATTATCAGATGATTATGGATTGGCTAGGGGTACACCAGCAGTTCTACCAAATTATTTAGATGAAAGTATTTACAGATATAAAATTATATACACGGGTGTAATAAGTGAAAATAAAACAATTTATGGGAGGTAATTAAATGGCTATTAATACTAGCAATACGATATTAAAAAGTTCGGCAACAGAAGTAGGGGCATTTACAAAATTACTAGATATAGTAAGTTATCCAGATTTGGGGTCAGCACCATCAACATTGGACTCTACTACTTTAACTAATGCTCAAATAAAAACAAGTATACTTGGGTTACAAGAGGCACCAGATTTAACTTTTGAGGGTCTTTATACATTGGCTGAGTACACTTCATTGAAAGCGTTAGAAGGAGATTTACTTTGGTTCAACCTAGAACTTGGTGATNCTGGNNNAGACGGAATATTTGTTTGGAGTGGNAAAATTAGTGTTTANACAAANGCTGGGGCAGTAGATGAGATTAGAAAAATGACTGTTGTTACATCGGCTGAAACAGAAATTAAACTAAAAGCATAGGAGTGATTTTTAAATGGTAATAACCTTTAAAGGAAAAGAAGTTGAATTAAAATATACATTTAATTCATTTAGATATATGGAAGAATTTGACATTAATGATTTAGGAGAATTAGATAGAAAACCATTCAAACTTATTGGAGTTGTTGAACATCTTTTAACTGGTGCTTTAAACTACTCTCCTAATTCAATTTACAAACAAGTTGATATTCTTGCGTATATTGAAGAAGAAATGGAAAAGGAAGATGGAGATATAGCTGGACTATTAACAGGATTAGTTGAATTATTAGAAAAGTCAAATTTTTTCAAGAACCTTCAAAAGTCGGACAAGAAGCCGAAGAAGAAGTAATTGCCACAACTCTTGAAGATGAATTCCAACAATCCTTTTGGGAAAAAATTAATACTGTGATATTACCTAATGCCTTGATGATGGGAGTTGGATATGATTTATTTTGGACACTTAATCCTAAATCATTACACCCATTTATCAAGGCATTTGAATTTAAACAGAAATATGACAATGTTAATAATTGGCAACTAGGATTGTATATACAAGTGGCAATTGCGAGTGTATTAGATAAAAAAACAAATTATCCAAAAACACCATTTGGCGAAGAAGTGGTGGAAAAGAAATTAGATACTAAGGTGTTCCGAGAAATTATGTTAGCAAAAATGGCTGAAATAAATAAGTCGATTAAGAAGGGGGGATAACTTTGAATTTAAATTTACATTTTATAAGTAATTTAGGTGGTGTCACAAGTGCTAGTAATAGATTTAAAACTGCTAGTGCTAGTTTAAATAAAACAAATGCTAAAACAAGTGGTGGTATAAAAAAATGGAGTAAAGAAAATAGAAAATTAAACAACACCCTTTCTAATTTAAATAAAGATGCTAACAGAGCAAGGAATAGTTTTAAAGGATTAGGGGCTAGTGCTGGTTTAGCAAAAAGAGCATTAATGGGATTAAATGTATATATGTTAGGTAGGGGAATTTCGAAATCCATACAAGCCAACATAGATATGATAGAAACTATAAACTTGTTCGAAGTCGCTATGGGAAGATTTGCAGAAACTACACAAGTAGCTATTGAAAGAATATCTACACTGAGTGGGATGGATGTTACAAATCTACAAAATAAAGTTGGTACATTCAACTTATTAGCTAGGTCAATGGGTATTAGTTCTGAAAAAGCTAGTATTTTATCTGAAAATGTTACAGTTCTTAGTATGGATTTAGCATCTTTGACAAATACATCTTTACAACAAGTTGCCGAAGATTTAAGGTCTGGTCTTATTGGTCAATCAAGAACACTATATAAATATGGTATTGATGCGACTGAGGCTGGAATAGCAACTGAGGCGTTAGCACAAGGTATAACTAAATCTGTTCGTAATATGACACAGGGCGAGAAAATGGCTTTAAGGTATTCAGTTATAATTAGACAGGCTGGACTATCACACGGTGACTTTGCTAAAACAATTATGTATCCAGCAAACCAATTAAGAATATTATCAGAAAGAATAGTTACATTGAGTAGGGCGATAGGTTCTGTATTTATACCAATGTTAAGTGCTGTGTTACCATATATAAACGCATTTGTGTTAGCTTTGACTAGAATTATGTGGGCGATAGGTGCATTTTTCGGATTTGTTAAAACAGAAGTAAAAAATACAGATAATGATAACTTTTTAGGAATACCAGATGGGGCAGAAAGTGCTGAGGATGCTGTTGGTGGTGCTAGTAAGGCTGTAAAAAAACTTCAAGGACAATTATTAGGCTTTGATGAAATAAATATTCTAAAAGACCCAGCAGAAGATAGTGGTGGTGGCGGTGGAGGTGGTGGAGGTGTTGGTGGAGGAACAAGTCCACTAGATATGGAATTTCCAGCATTATCCGACTCTATTGGTAAATTAAAAGATATTGCGAGTGAATTAGCAGATAAAATACAACCCAAGTTAGAATTTATATTAGAATTAATTGGTTTGATAGCAATAGGTTTTTTATCTTGGAAAATTGCAAATGGTGTATTAGCTATATTAACAGCACCATCACTAGGTGTTGGTTTAATGGGTATATTGAAAGCACTAGGAGTTGTTGCAGAGAGTGGTGCAATAAACACATTTGGTGTATTGCTTGGTATAGTAGCAATTATGGTTACTAGGTTCATAGACCTTTATAGAAACAGTGAATTATTTAGAGATGGATTAAAGGCTGTTTGGGAAATGGGTAAATGGGCATTTGAAGAATTGATAGAATTTGGAGGTAAAGTTGCAAGTGCAATTGGGAGTATGTTACCAGAAAGTGTTAAAGATTGGTTTGTAAAGGTTGGAGAAAAATTATCTATACTAGATATAGATTTTGCTGATTTTTTAATAACACTTGCTGGTATAGGATTATTATTTACACCTTTTGGGGCATTTGGAATTGTATTATTAACATTTGAGCTAATAACAGTGGCACTTCGGCTTTTAGCTGATGTTTCTAAAGAAGCATCTGGGGAATTTGATTTATTAGCTGGTGTTAGTGAGGAAGTCACTGCTAAATTACAACCATTTATTGATAAAACAATTGAGTTAGATAACCAATTACAATCAATTAATTGGGGTGGGATGGTAATAGATGATGAAACTATTGCTAGTATATCAAGTAAATTAAAAGAAGTTACTAAAATGATTTTAGCAGAATTAGATGCAGACCAAAATACGTCACTTAAAAACTTAGAACCTCTAAGAGATGCACTTGGTGAAGAAGCTTATAAAAAGTTAGTACTAGCAAATAAAGAATATTATACCAAAACTAAAAAAAGTATTGCCGATGATGAACAGGCTATATTAGATATTATCAAAGAGGCACAAGATAATGGCGAAGGAATGACTGATGAATATTTACAAAGAATACAAGAAATAACAGATAGAATGAGTAAAACTGGTATTGACCATCTTGGTGATGCTGAAATAAGTTATATGGCGATAATGACCAGATTAAAAGATAACTCTATAAGGGTTTCTTTGGAACAAGCTGAGGCAATTATTACTGACTCACTAAGAACAAAAGATGAAACTATTAAAAATGCAGAATTGCAATATGCGGGGCAATTATTATCGGCACAACAAATGTTAGATGTTGGTGCAATAAATGAAGAAGAATATGATGTTATGATTAAGGCATCTAAAAAAGCTAAAGATGAAACTGTTGCAAATGCTAACGAACAATATGATAATATTAGGGATGCAACAGAATTAAAACTTGGTGAAACTGCTGAGAAATTTGATTTTGCAACTAATACAATTAAAGAGGGATGGAAAATATTTTTAATTGACCTAAACCAAAATTTTAATGAAAAATCAGATGAAATGGTTGAAAATGTTAGGTTGTGGGGAGAAGGAATGGATAAAAAAACTGAGGAATTTAAAGCCAAGATGAAAATTGGATGGGTTAATTTTTGGACTGGATTAGCTAGTGATATAGATGAGAGTTCCACTACAATGGCTGGAAAAATGGCAGAGTGGGGCAAGAAAATGGATGATGGAACTGCTAAAGCCATGAAACTCGTAAAGGAAACATTTGAACGAACTTGGATTGGTATTAAAAAATTCTTCATTGGGATAATTAACAATATAATTGAAACGCTGGAAAAGGGTATCAACTTTATAGGTGATGGATTGAATGGCTTAATTACTAAATTTAATTCTGTAACTGCAAAATTACCTTTTGGGTTAGGTGGTAAGATAGAAGTTACTAAAATAAGTGAAACATATCTTGGTAGAGTCCCCGATTTATTTGCAGATGGTGGTATGCCTACTGCTGGTCAAATGTTCATAGCCAGAGAAGCTGGGGCAGAATTAGTTGGTAATATAAATGGTAGAACTGGCGTAGTTAATA